TCGCTGGTCAGGGCAGCCGTCTGTTCGTCCGTCATAATCAAACGGATTTCACCCTTTTGCCCGCCGTTCTCCAGAACAATCCCACCATTTTCCGTGGTTAATTCGATCTGGAACGAGTCAGATGACACGGTTCTACGCACCTGTAGGCGTGCCGTGTAGTTCTCTAGGTCGTAATCGACGTAGGTTTCACCCGTGGGGTCAGTCGGATCAGGGCTTTTTAGCCTGATGACGCGAAGAAAGGACGCGCCCTGCTCGCATGTAATGTTGTAAGTGCCTGCGATCATTGGCGCCTCTTCTCCCTAAACCTACTCAATTGTAGATCAGAGACCCGGTTAAACCGGGCAAAGATTTGCCAATCAGACTGCGGAAGCAGAACCCTTATTCGGGCCAACGTTCTTGAGGCCCATGCTCATGGCGATCGAAAGGGCAACAGCGACAACACCCGCCTTGAGGTTGTCTCCGGAAGCGAGGCCGTCAAAATCGGCGCCCGTCGCCATCCAGACACCCAGATAGGCCTGAATGAAGGTTTTGGCAGCGCGCTCGGCAGCATCTTTGATGAAAGTGGCGTTCATAGGAATCCCCTTTGGAGGAGTCGGTTACGTCTTATACATTATACCAGTCTGAAGTCGATCAGTTAATGACTTCCATGTAAACCAGAATCTGGCCAGAACGAGCCTCCTGAGCATCAATCTCGTCTTTCGTCCCCACGCGATCCCATGACCCAGAACCATTGCGAACAAACAGACGCTCTTCCTGCTGGGAATAGACGACCATGCCTTCAGACAACAGACTCGACCCGTTAACGTCGACGATCTGAGCCGACGCGGCAGAAGTGTCACTGAAATTCATGACCGACTGCTGCATCAAGTACGTATTTACTTGTGTCGCCGTCAGGACTGATTCTGATTGGAATTCTTTGAAGCCTGCGCCAGCCATGATTACCCCTAACCGAGTTCGAAAAGATCGAGTCGCCCGATACCAATGTTATTGAGTGTAATGAACAGTTTATCAACTGTCTCGTGTGTGAAGATGAATCCGGCAGGCCGTGTCGGCTCCACCGCTGTCAGCACCGCACCCGACGATGTCGTCACAGGATCGACCGTGGGCGTCTCCGAGGTCAAGGTGCGAAGATGGATACGATGGAACTGGTCCTCATAGTTTGGCGACACAGCAACAATTCTCGATCCGGTGAGGACCTGTTGAACGGCCCCAACCATCGACGTACGAGAACCAGCAGACCGACCATAATACGAGTTCGCCAACTGCCACTCAATAAAGTCGCCGTTGCCGATAAACACGGTTTCGTCGTTTTCCGAGTCGACCAAATGGAGTTTGCACCCAATGTTGTTGTGTGGGAAACCAGTGAAGTTAAACGATTCGAACTCATTTTTGCTTGGAGTTCTATCGCCAGAACCAACAACTTTCTCGATGTATTCGTACGAAACCCAGTAGTAGCCCTCGTTTGTCGGGTCTGGCCCCCCAGCGCCCAATTGGTCCGAAAACCACCATTGGCCCGAGTAACCGATTTCCCAGACGGTGTCGCCTTGCTCAACGTAAAACTTGTTGCCGATTGTCCCAGCGTTCGTTTTTAAAAAAGTTTCGAAAGCGTTGTTGCGTGTCAAATAATAGCCATTGTCGTATTTGGAAAATCCGATCAAAACGCGTGGTGACGGCGTATTGTTGGGATTCGTGTAGTCGTAGGTGAGCGACCAATCGAAGCCATCCTTAGAAAAAAGATCCGCATACTTCGGCATCATCGCGTATTGAGAGATGCGATGCATCGGCCTTTCGCGGAACACTTGGTCCTGAAGCGTTTTGATTGAAATCGCCGGTGTAGTCTCAACCGATGTACTACCCTGAAACGTGCGCCTGTAGCGTTTTAGGTCACGGTCCCATGTAAACGATGTTTCCAACACTTCGTCAGAAGCAAAAAAATTGTCGTTATGCAAAATTGATACGATTTCGCCGTTGTCGCTCAGAGTTACAGATTGCGGGAAAACGATTGTCGGACGCTCAATAGGGCTCGTACCAATATAGTATGTTGAGTCAATTTGGCTAGAGAGCGTTTCTCGCAAAGTCCATCCAGACTGTTTCAAATCATAAACATCTGCAGCGGGAGGACCGGACTCTCGCCATTCAGTATCCTCAGCGGATTCCGATTTCGGCCTCATCAAGGCCGGGGACATCAAATCATACAAGCAGCCATAGTTGACAACCAGCGTGTCACCCTTAGAGTCCAAATCTATACATGTTCCAAAAACAACTGATGCGCCGCTCGGCAAAGTAGAAGGATCTTGCAGAACAGCACGGTAAATATCTTCACCAACTTGAAGATACTGGTTGTCACGCTTTTTATACACCCGAACAAAACCATGGTTGCCATCATGATTGTCGGATACAAAATTTTGGTTGTTGTCAATAAGGCTGGCTACAGGGTTGGCTACCGCGATCGTGTTGCCATCATCAGAAACAACGAGCCGTCCGTAGGGCCGGTACTGAGGGGTGAAATCGTTGAGAGCATCTAAATACAGTGGGCTTCCGTCGATGCGCATTTCGTGGATAACATTCCAATCGTTGTTAGCCGTGAAATACTCGTATACGCGAACAACCATGTAGTCGCCGGCGTGATATAAAACAAACAGATTCGTGCCATCGAAGTCCATTTTCATGTCAACAACATCCAGTTCGCCGTTCAAAGCATTCCCGACTTGAACCATGTTGTTGACTACTTCTCGATACACGTAAATGTTGTGGTCTTCGTCGGACGCTGCGCAGGCGTTACCAGAACCAGAAATACAAAGCCGGGAACCGAAACTCGCGTTTCCGAATGTATTAGCAATAGTTTGGGTGACGAAAGTGTTGTAACCACTTACGGGCGAGTGTGTGGCCTGCACATAGTATTTGGCGATATACACTTCGTTTTCGGTATATGGGGACGCGAAAATTGCGTGGTGCATATCTCTCGACATGTCTACAGTGGTCGGGTCGAGAACAAGTTTATTCGCGCTCGGCCCCCCGTATGAATTTATTTCTTGAAGTGATGTAGTAGCCGTCTTGTTGTCGGGGTTGAAATCGTGATTTGTCATATACCCGATCCGGTATGGCCGCCAGTAACCGTTGAAACTACATGGATCGATAACAATGTGCTTGCCTAGGAAGCGGGCCAATGCTTGAAAAGCAGGGTCTTTCTCACTGTAAAACCACTCAGTCGGGTCATCCGTTTGTTTCAAACTATGGACAGTTTGGGAGTTGTATGACCATTCCATAGCAATAGCAGGGATGTCGTAGTAACCTCCACTAAGAGGATCACGCAGATTCATGTTGACGTACGGAAAGGGATCGGTTGGATTTACATTGTAGTCAGCCGATTTTAAGTTGAATTCCCAATTGAAAAACAAACGGCCAGCATCGTCGTCCATCTCCCGGAGCAAATACGGGCAAGACAAATAGTCCATGTTTTGACGCAAGTTGCCCCAGTTGTATGTGCCATTCAACTTGCTCCAATATTGATGCTGAAGCGCGTAATAATTATCGCTCCCAGTGTAAGTGGTGCTTACATCGGTGTTTCGTGTCCCATAAAATTCAGTGAGCCAATACTGGTCGTCAAACGGTGAAACGTTGGGGTCATCATTCACAAATTCGTTCGTGTTGTATGTAAACGATTGGTATGAAACATTAGACTTAAGATCGCCACCGGTAAACTGCGCGAGCCACAAACGTTTATCTTCGTCAACATACTTGGCGTCGGTGAGCGTACTGCGAGCCCAATCCTCAGTCCCATCGTTCAAAATAGACAGTTCGTTCAACTCGTAATCAAACATCTCGATATACGACTGAGCGACATTATCAGTTGCGTAAGTCAAAATATCAATCAATTTGAAAAACGGGTTATCGGGGTTCGTTTCTTGAGAATCAATATCCCAATAAAATGTGGGCAACTGCTTCCGCATGTTTTGAACAGCCATGCTTCGCAGATAAGCATCGTCATCCATCAAAACAGGAATCGTGAAAAAAATCGGATTCCCTTGGTGTTCGGTGAACTGGACTCGAATTTTCAAATTTTTATTAGTTTGCCCGGCTTCGAACGGCACATGGTTGGTTCGTATTGACGAAAAACGGCCGTCCTCGGTTCGTGACCGAACACCATCCTCGTCACCGAAAGCGCTTGTGTACTCAGTCAATTTGCCAACAGCCAAAAGGGGACGTTCGCAGTTGACGAGACAATGGAAAATTACTTCCGTATCAGGAATCTGCCCGAGGTCCACGTTAATGAACGGCATGTTGATTTGCACAGGCGTCACTTCGTTGTCGGGAGTAATTCTAAGAGAGAAGTAGTTAGGGGAAACTCGGTTGGCCTGCGTCGCTACCAGAGCGGCCGATCCACCCGAAAGGGTCCACCCATGATTGACTTCTGATACGTCGCGAAGAACCCCGCTCGCATTAAGAGCGGACAGACTGTCATCTGACGAAAGCAGATTTACTGTGCGAGCCAACTTACTGCACCCGACCCGTCGCAGTTATATTCACAGCGTCGATGAAAGGAAGAATTCCCTTTTTCGTGAAATTGTAGTTGCCAAAGGCGTCGACCTGAATGAGAGGATCGCCGCTGGCAAGAAGATTGTCTGGGTCAGACAGCGCCACCGATTCAACATATCGGATGCCTGTCAGACTTCGAACAACGTTTGCGATTTCAGAAGTCTGTACTGCTTCCGCTTCGCTGGTGAATCCAGTTGGGGAAAGCAAATCTTGGATCCGGTCAACAACGAGTTGCTGCATATCGCCGAGGTCATAGGCCCGATCGACAACAAATGAAACAGTTACGCCAAGATCGATAAAGGTAAAGTTCTGCGTTGAGATATTCAAACCAGCGGTCGACACCTCCGAAATGTCGACAGTGACTTCATACAACTCTTCTTCAGTTAGGGTTCGGTTGATGCCGTAGGCGTAAATCGCGGTATAGCCGCGTGAAGGCGCGGACCCAATTTGAGCAGAATACGCATCCTCCGGGTCCGTGTTGTCGTAAACCTTCACCTTGCTGAGGTCTGTTCGGTTAGCCAACAAGTATGCCTGCATTTGGTTTGCGGTGGTGACGGTATTACTGGCGCCACGAAGGCTTGTTGCCAGACGATCCATGTAAGCAGTTGCTTCTTCGGCATTTGAGCCGTTAACAAAATCGTCGAGAGAAAAAATGTTCAAAACGCTTGGATTGACGACATCTAGTACGAAATCAGTGTTGGCGTTCACGGTCGGCTGAATACCGGTGTACAACGCAACCAGTTCAACATCGGCGGAAGGAAAAGCAGCCGGTGAACCATCTGGGTTCTCAGTAACTGTCACGGCCGGGATAGTCACATCTGTGGCAGTAGAATAGTAGTACTGCTCCTGCTCACCGAGAATAGTGGCATTTTGAATAACGTTTGTGTTCGCCGGAATAAACGCGCCGTCATAGTCAGCAACGATTGTCGCAGTAACTGTCGAACGTCGACCCTCGTCACGCTGAACACCCATAATCGCCCCAATGCCTTGCATCAAGCGATTCGGGAGACGATTGATTGCTACAACCTGCAAAGCCGACATTTGTGCCATTGCTTGAAACAGCGCATCATCGGGAGTGCCCTGACGCAACTCGAATTCCGGCAAAACGAGACGCGCCAGTTCGATGGCCCCCAGATAAATATCGGTAGGGCTGAGGTCGTGGACGCTTAGATCAACATATTCAGTGAAATCCATGGGCATCTTTACCGTCTCCTATACGCAAAACTAACGACCGACTCACCTTCGTCGTTGATGCTCACGTCAACTTCTTCAATTTCGACTTCTGGGACAAATCGCGACGAGTGAAGCACAAACTGGCCTTTCTCGACGGTCGAGAAGGTGGGGTCCCAAATACCGAAATCCGGAGTAAGCGGAAGCGAGTTGGGCTCAGTCAACGCTGAGATCGCTAGAAGTTGGCGATAATACTCGTCAGACTCCTCCGCGACGCGAGACAGACCGCCAGAAGTAAATTGCATGGGGAATTTAATTGAGTCCATCGGGCACCTCTGGCTATATTTTACATGGTATTAGTGGGTGTGGCCGACATTCGCCTTGCCTGTTTGCAACGCGTTTATCGCTGTTTCTGCATTTGCCAGACGGCTGGATAGGGTTTCCACTTCTTCCTCAAGGGCGGTAATCCTGCTTTGGAGGACGTTCGAGAACGTCTGAAGCGTAAACACATCCCAATTTCTATTGACATGGCCAAGAACCACCAAATCGTTTTTTTCTAAATTCAGAAAAGCACATACGACACGATCACCCTTACGGAAAGGCTCCTTTGGGGAACGCGCCGCAACAAAACTGGTCTCAACAGTAATACCAATGTGTTCCACGGAAATACGCAATTTGCGCCCATTGATCCCTGCGACGGTACCTAGATAAATACCTCCGGGCTGTAACGGGTGAGACGCGCCGCTCTGCTGTGAAATGAAGTTAGCGGCCATCAAAACTTCCTCGCATAAAACGTACTGTTGCCCTCGTATGGGTCAATGTATTCGTCCAAAACCTTCAATTGGCGAATATCTTTTTCTTCTCGTTCCGGAGAGCGGAAGGAAACCCGGACAGGAGCCGTGCCAAGATGTGAATACTCGACGTTGTCAATTAGATACAGCCCTTCAAATGTCGGATAGTTGGCAATATAAACACTCATTCCCGGGCGCAACGCAGAACCGGCTTCCCTTTCCAACTCAACCGACCCCTGAACTTCAAGGGGATCGTTATCCGACCGGCGCATGTCAGGCATTGTTACCGGACGGAACGTTTCGTCTTTCTTGGGTGGGAAACTTACGAGGCAATAATTGTAACGATCGCCGGGCTTAAGGTGATATGCAATAGATTCGAAAGGCCAAGCCGACGTCTTTGAACCCCATCTACCAAGAAGCCATTTTTGAGAACCGAAAAACAAAATATTTTCGGTTTCGAATACCACATACTTTGACTCGCTAGCCAAATTTTGCAACACATCCCACACCGAATCGGCAGCACGATCAGAAGTTGCCTTATTGATCTTCCGCGTTTTATCAGTCGGTTGAGCAACTACATCCAGACCATACTTTTGAGCCGCGTTAATAACGTAGTCATGCGCACTGCCTTCGATCGATGCAGGGTTCTTATCGCGACGCATCTGCTGAACCGCTTTATTGCGGAGTTCAACAGTCCACACCGGTTGCGCCCCAACCCCAGCCGAGCAAGCAACGGCCGCAATTTCTAGACGCATGAACAAATTGTCCTGCAGGCGGACGCTGTTGGTGCCATGAATTTCACTCAAATCACCGACAGTAGATGTACGGAAAAATGCGTCCCTGCCTATAACAAAGTAGTTGTTTTGCGCAAGTCGAAATTGGCTGTCGTGCACCTGAGCGGTAACCTGAGTGGCCAAATCGATACCCATCGACACTTCGAGACTCAACAGGTTGCGGCTTAGATCACTTTCGCTGTCTGCGTATTTAGGATCAAAAAAAATCAGATCCCCACGGCGTTCGGCAATGTCTTTTTCGCTCATGACGCCTACCAGAAGAAATCGAATGTATCTGTATAAAGGGGGTTTGATGGTTCGGTGTCGTCGTTATCTTTTTTACGTTTCGGTGGATCTTCGGAAAATTCAGGAGGCGACATCTTTACGAGAGTAACCTCTTCAATCGGAATTTCCTGCAACGTCAAATTCACTTGAGCAGCAGTTATTTCTTTCTCGATAGAGTTTTGCGACCGTCGCAGTGCGGTTATTTCCAACCCGCTAATAACAAACTGCATTGGTTTACCAGTTTGTTTCGCACGAAGTAGTTGGACCCGGAACATGTCGTCCAAGTTAAAAACACTTACCGCTGCCTGCCTCTGCGCCATTTCACGCAACGTTTGGATACGTCGAGAAACGCTGTTGAAAATGCCGTCAGGAACAGTTGCGCCACCATTTTCCTGACGATCCTCAGCGATCAGAAATTCCATTTGTACTTTAAGCAAGTTCCAGTTCGACCATTCAACAATCGGGAAATTGCCTTGTCGTGGAATTTCGACCCACTCGGAACCAAGACCAGAATATTGAACCTGCGAAGGAACATAAGGGAAGTAAAAAACAGACTGCTTTTTCCGCGCACGATACCCTGACTCGACACCATTATCCCGCTCGTAATCAGTGTAATTCTGCACCAACTGAGGTCGAACATCAGGTGCTTTCTCCGGAGGTGCCGCATAGCCGAAAGGTGCACGAATAGTCACGCGAGTCACCGCAGGCGTAGGAGCGATCTGTGTGCGTGGAGGGCTGCTCTGTCCACCGCCACCAGAACCACCAGAATTTGTACCAGTGTTATTGCCAGACGGACCGGTAAACACCTGTGAGGTAGGAAAGTTTGTGCTCGGGTTAAAATACCAAGCGATCATCGCATCTGAATAACCTTTTGCACGCAAAGCATTCTCAGCAGCAGTTTTTACACTCTGATTAGAAAACCATTCTTGCCTCGACTGGCCACTCAATTTTCGCTGGTTGCCGCCATCAGCGATAGCATCCATCGCGATTCTTGCAGCAGTACGCGCGCTTTCTAGACGACGGTCAGAGTCGATATCCAACTGAGAAACATCGTTATCTTGAAAAACTTCAGTGCTGGTAGAAGATGACGTTGCTCCGTACCTTTGGAGGTGCACGTCTTTTGACCCGCTAGTTTTCTTTTGGAAATCATTTGGGTATACCCGAGCCGACCGTCCATCACCGAAATAGTATTTTGCACCGGCAGCAGTTGGATCCCAAGTATAGGTTCGTTTATCAATACCAAGATAGTTGGACGTGCCGTAAGCGTATGTTTTCCCGTCCCAATGATATGCCTTGCCGTCGTAATAGTAAGTCGGCTTTTTTTGAGGTTCGTCGGTTCCTGCGACTCTCATGTTTTCGGTGTGCACGTTGTCCAAGTGTTGCTCATGCGTAACTGGTGTTCCGCCGGAATTCTTCAACGCCCCATATGGGCCACTTCTTTGCTCGCGCGCAAACAACGGAACAATGTACTGATCGTTCCCCAACACGACAATGCCCCAATACCCTGTATGCCTATAGCGAGTAACAGAGAACTGGACCTTATGGGGCGTTGA